CCGGAGCTCGAGCTTAAGTCGCTCTGCGTCAATGTCTTCAGGTTTCATAATTTACTAATATATACCCCCCATACGGCTTTTACAAATGAAGGGGGTGGTTTTATGGGGAGGGGGTGCCGGGGGTCAAGTTTACGGGACGTATTTGTTTGCGTAAATTCGTGCTTTGGGTGCAATGCAGCACGCCGGGCTGCATTGTGGCTCTCCCCCTTGGCATGGTTCTTGCCAAGGGATTTGTCAAGCTATTTTTTTTAATCGGGGTGCCCGAGCCTATAGCTAGTGGCTATAGGCTCGGGCTGCACTGGTGGCAGTGCTGTTACTCGGTCACGGCCATTGCTGCCAGCTCCGCGTTCCGCGCATCGCGGGCAGCGCGGGCTGATTCCTCGGTGGAGTAAATCTCGCGGCTGCCGAGTCGGACGGTGATGTTCTCATCGTCCACGAAGTGGAAAGCGCCTTTGTAGTCCGATGGATAAATCTCATCGATGCGGCGGAAGTGCAGCAACAGGCTGCATATCGCTGACACTTCCTTGTCAGTCATGCCAACAGGGATTGCGTAGTTCGTGCCGTTGATGCTAACGAAGTTTGTTCTGGTCTTCATCTCACTATCCTTTCTAGGGGTTGCGTGGCACCAGCCGGTGCCACGCGGTAATTATAACTCAATCCACCTCGATGTTGAAAGTAATATTGCTGCGCAGTTCATCGCGCACTATCTCGGTAAAGTCCACATCGTTATCAATGTAGCGCTGCACCTGCTCATCGACATCGACGTTATTCTCAAACCACTCTTCGGCCATGCTATCGAATCGGTCATCCAGCCAGTCACTGATCCGCTGGTCAATGATCCGATTCAACTCGGTGCGGGGCACCGATACAATGACCGGTTCCACTTCGGCACCCGTTGCGGGGTTATCTTCCACCGAGATTTGAATCTCGGCCGGTGGTGGTGGCAGCTGATCGGGCAGCGCCTCGATCAGGCCAGCGACAGTATTGAGCATCACGTGCAGCGCGGTTCGCGCTGCTGCTCGGTGTGCCGGATCGGGCATTGAGTTGAACATCATTTCGACGTACTCGAAAGCCTCGTCGATAGTGTCGCGTTTCGCGAACATCCCAACTTTGATGCTGGCTGCTAATGTGTGCTTGTTCATTTCTCTATCCTTTCTAAGCGGGCTCGCCACCGAGCCACGCAGTAATAATGCCTTATCTATTCCCGGCTGTCAATAGCCTTGACACAATAACCCCGGGCCGGGCTCCCCGGCCCGGGGCCCGCGCACCGCGGGCCGAGCACCGCGCGGCACGTTTCGAGCACCGAGCGGCAGGGCTCGCGGGGCAGGTTTAGCTACCCGCAACTAAGCCGCGAGAAAAACAAAAAAGCGAGCCGCCACAGAGTGGCAAGCTCGCATTATTGCCGCCGCTTAACAGATCAGGCGGTTAACAGTTCCAGAGCACGATTTTTGAGAGCCGAACCAGTGCCGAACCACGCGGATTCGAGCCGGGTATTGTCGGAGCGGCCACGCTCATGATCCACCAATTGCGTCACCGCATTGAGCATTGCCCAGCGGGTACCGGCCACGCCCGGGATATCGGAACCGATAGCCTTGCGGTTTTCGAACAGGTCTAAAACCCGCTTGTAGGCGCGAGTATCTTTCAAGTCTATTTTGCTCGTGTGATAAGGCTTCAATAATTCGCGGATGAACAGGTCAGAATCGCTTGCCGTCATCGGGATGTGCGACAGCTGGCGCGACTGAACCAGAAAACGCTCAAATTGATTTGCAACGATGCCCAGCTGCAAGCGGACAGCATCAGCATCAAAACGCTCTGAGTGCAAAACACGAACGCTCGATTTCAGATAACCCTTGTCTGTTTCATCCGCAGTGCTGTTCACCGCAGGGGTTATCGTGTTATTGCAAACAACGCGGATCGCAGTGAATTTCGCAATCGTGGCCATCGTGCCATCGTACGATGTACCGAGCAACAGGTAAGGCTTGACTAAGTCACCATCCACCACCGGGGCACCATCGCCAACACGTGCCAGCGCCCAAACCCGGCGGCCATGCGACAACGCGCCCGCGGTTTCCATTTCAAAGCCGCCAACATCCGCAAGCTTGCGGAAAAAATCCATTATTTCGCCCGGCTGCACTACGCGGTAATCCTTGCTCACTACTGCCAGCGGGGCACCAGTGTCGGAGCGGGTCAGTACCTTACGATCAGGCCATGCTTGAAAACCGGTCACCGCCGGGGTTGTGTAATGAACGTCTGAAGCTTCCACGCTATAACTCAAACCCGCTTCGCGGGTCCACGTGTCAATGTCAGCACCAGCGGACAACGCTTGTCCGAGTCCGTGCCATGGTGTGCGGCCAGCATAAGCAATTGCGGCGCGGCCTGTAGTTTCATCAATCATATGTGCCATTTCACTATCCTTTCTATTTGGGTTGAATCGTTCGCCACCGAACGATGTACTAATATTAGATGTTCCCGTGCGGCAAGTCAAGCGTTTTATTTATCCATTGTCGAAAAAATCCACCAGCCACCATAAAGCAAAAATAATCAGCACCGCGAATATAAACATCAAACCACCTCCCGGCCGATATCGCCCGCCACGTGATGCCGAAGTAGCGAGCCCGGTGGCAGGGAACGAGCAAAAGTCCGCAAGGTTTCAGCATCGTTCGCCGCTCCGGTTTTTCTAGTCCCGTGCCACTGTATCGCTGTCGGACCGCTGGCAGCATAACAGCCACCATTACCAGTGCCGACACGTTTTTTACCAGTGCCATGCGCAACAAAAACGATTACGTAGTCCCGATTCGGCCGGGCGCATAGCGGGCTACCATCGCCGCATTGCTGGCAGGTGAATGAATCGGATAATTCGGCCGGGCAGCGAACGAAGCGAACCCCGTCGATTTTTTGCGGCCACTGAGTATTTTCCGGGGCAGCATATACGGCCGGGCGGCCGAGCGAATAAGCGCGAACCGCTTCGGCCGTGGTATCGCACGAAGCATTGATAACGGTTTTTCCCTCGGCCGGTAGCGGTAGCGCATCCGCGGAAAAGTGCGAATAGGTCCACGCCTTACCATTACGCGGCACCGCGTCAGATATAGCCCGCAAATATTCCGAATCGATATTGTCCGCGCCGGTTTCGCTTTTTGGGTGTAACCCGCACGTTTTCGGGCAGGTTCCGTAAGTCTCATGTTCACCAGCGCGATATGTAACCGCTATCGGGCCGGTTTTTTTATTGGCAGATACTGCGACAGTTTTTAGCATCTCTCTATCCTCTCTATTTGCTGGACCGCTCCAGCACACCTACATCATAGCATTACCGCGCAGGAATTCTAATAAGTTTTTTCTATGGCCTAACCGCTCCCGATAGATAGTCTCTTATCGCTTCCCAGTGCACACCATTAGACGGCCACCGGGCAACTGGTTCCACGCGCAAGCCGTTTTCTACTAGTTCCAGCGATTGCCCGCCGTGATAGAGGTTCACTATCCCGATACGCTTACCAATAGGCAAATGCTTTACCAGCAAGTAAGCCGGGCAACCGTAGGACCAATGGCGATACAGGAACGAAGCTTGATGCGGGCGCAAGGCAATTTTCAAGCCGCGAGAAACAACCTTATTCTCGAGAAAACCGACAGCGCCGTTTTCTTTATTGGCAACCACCATATCCGGGAACCCCAAATTGGCCAGCGATTCCACCCGCGATATATCGACATTAGGCAAATGTTCCCGGATGTAATCAGAGAAAACCGCTTCAGGCTTCCGGGCCATCGTCGCGGTCCATCTCAAAAACATCTGGCAAGGGCTCTTCCACCGGCGACTCAAAAGCCGGGTCCTGCTCCCGGTCTACCGTCTCGCGAACTTCAGAAGCATTCAAGTCAATAATTGCGGTCGGCGGGGGCCCGCCGTAAAGCTTCTTGAGCTCGTCAAGCTTGCGCTGAACCTCTTCCTTCGACATTGAATCGATAGTGCCGTGGCGAATCTCTTTCCGTTCGACATAGATCGTCCCCAACGCCTGCCCTCGCCTGTACTCAGCCTGAACAGCAGCAGCAAAAGCGCCCGCCTCTAGCGCCTTATCTCGAATCATCTGAAGGTCTTTCATGTGCCGCTCATAGGACGTATTGTATTTCGAGGCCAATTCGGCCCTATACGCCTGTATCGCAGCCACAATGTGCGGGTTGATATCCGGATTGGTCAATTGCCACGCAATCACCGATGCCGAAGTAGGCTTATATCCAGCCCGGATAGCCGCTTCTTTCAAAGTCACTCGGCCATCGCCCGCAACGTACTCTTGAACAAACTTCCAGTGCTTCGGGGTCAGCGTTTTTTGCTTTGCCAGTGGGCCTACCTTCGCGGCCATCCGATTCGCAGACTTTTGCTGGATTACTGGCGGCAGTTGCCAGACATCCTTTTTAGGCATTACTTTGTCCTCCAGAGCCGCCAGCCGTCTTCGACTTTGCGCAGGGTGAATCCCCATGCAGGGGAATGCGCTTGGGCATAGCGGACAGCCGCCACGCGGGCCGAAGCCGCCTTCTTTTCATCCCGGAACAATATGCTATCGCCCGTGCCCATTTCAGAGAATGGATACCGCGTCCGGGACGCTGGCAGGTCGATATCTCGGTCTATTTCGTACATAACAAAACCCCCGTAACTATCAAGATCAGAGTGTAGATAGTATTAACCAATGTGTCAAGAAAACAGCCTTTTCCAATAAAGTGGCCCTATAGGTTTTTTTAGGGGTCATGATAATTTTTGAATCAAAAAAAACTATCTCGCGGAACCCCCCTGAAAATTTGTATTTCTTACGTTTCCATAATATAAACGTATGGTTGCCGACTAGCTGAAAACCCGCATGTATCCTCACTTATTACGGCATTACGTCTATTACGGCAAATCTCACAAAAAAAAAATAAAAAACATACATGACCCCAAAAAGTTCTATAGGGAACCCGCAAAATGCATAAAAACCTTCGTTTCTATAACTTTTTGATCTAGAAATGCCCCCGGTCCGCGGTACTTTTCCCTTGCATCAATATTACTTGTACACTACACTACATCTGTACCTGCCCAAATCGTAGCAATTTCTAGTAACTAGGTACGCTAAACCCGACAATTATACACAATTAGAAAGGATAGAGAATGCTTACCAGACGTTCTAAGTACATTTACCAGATACCTACCGAAATTGATGAGCAAATGTGTGTACTCGGAGTCATCTACTTTGAGCACGTTGGCCGAAACTTTTCGGTACGGGACAGTGACGTAGATTACTACGGGTTCACTGATGTGACGTTTGACGTACTCCATTCTGACGGTTCTTTTTGGCCAGAGATGGACGAG